AACCCCATAGTGAATAGCCAAGCGGTTAGGGCTAGAAAGAATAACGCCTTGTAGCGAAGATACAGGTGCTTGTAGGCTATGCGGTTAGGTTTCTCGGTTGTGATATCCATTATTTATTCCCCTTGTTTGTTATTGCGAACTGCGTAGATTTCCAGTATGACATTAACGACTGAACGCTTGACATTGACCCGTGGATAGATTCTATCATTTTATCTGCTATCTTTTCACGGATTCGCAAACCTACTAATTCATAATAGTCTGCCTTTTGTTCCTGTGTCGCAGCCGATACCAGTTCTATTTTATCTATGCTCATCTTCTTGGCATCGGGGTTATTATGCATATACTCTAATGCGGTCTTACGGACTTGGGTTTCTAACTCGGCTAGGCGTTCACCTAGAACCTGGTACGAGATCCGCTTTTTGTTTAGGTCGTTCTCGTGCGCTTCTATGCGTTCTTGAAACGAAAATATCTCCTCGTCCATATTATTTCACCTTCTTCTTATAGTCTTTGTCCAACTCAACCATCTGCTGTGCAAGCCTAGCCATACTATCTAACTCGGCCCAAGCGAGATTATAAGCCTGTTTCCAATGGGGTAGGTCTGTATTATGGGCATCGTTGAGTAATAGGGCTTTACGGGTTTCTATGTGCTTGATTAGGCGGGAGATGGGGGTCATTTGGCCTCCAGGAGTTTGGGGGTTTCGTAGATGTTACCTATTACCGACACTCCGCTTTCTGTTTTGTGTCCTCTCCAGTAATTAACACCTGTATAATATACAAGGCAAGAAAGGGGGGAACCATCTACTACCCAACATTCCAATCTGTCTACATATTCTGAATCCCCATATTCGCCCCATTCAACAGGGAATATGCTGTCATCAAATCCAACTATATCCCCCTCATATATTTCTTTCCCATTCTTGTCTTTTAGGCCGGTGAACTGCATAATGGGATGTCCAACAGTGGCGTTATAATCAAATATCCTAGCGTTCCCCGTATCTTCTTCCATTTCGTTGGTATAAGTATTCCACGCCCTAAACTTTATCTCTCTCATACATACCTCCCAATATACTTCTGCACCACTTCCAGTATCTCCTCTAACTGCGAGATAGTGTCCCGACAAGATACACGGGTATGGGGCATTACTTTGGGGTCATCGTGTACCTCGGCATATGCGGCTATCTTTTTGAGTAGCATTTGTTCTATGGCGGCTAGTTCAGTTACGCTCATTTAGATTCTCCTTTATACGCTTTGTAGATATTGCAGAACTTGTTTACGGGGCAGTATTCCTCGCATCGGTTACGGGTTCCAGGCCGGTAGACTATATGGCAATCCGGGGCGCACATATTCTTGGCCTCTAATTCCGTAGAGCAGACCTTGACCGCCGTCTTTCTGCCATCTTTCATAATGGCCCAAGTGCCGGACTTCTCCCACATCTCCTCGGCACTACACGGGGGGAGTTCGTCGTCTTTAAGCCCTATGCACGCCTTGAACTTGGCTATTCTGTCTTTAAGATACGCTTCCGTCTGTTCAAGGGGCCATACGGGTAACTTGATAGTTACAAATGGTATCTGCGGGTAAGTGGTGTCAAGTTTGGCCTTGGATGACTGGTGATCCCGAAGAATGGCGTTTATGACAAGTTCCTTTATGTCAAAGCCTTTCTTGGAGGCAAGCCAACGATAGATATTTAACTGCTCCTCCCACTCTTTCTTGCCATTGGGGTTATAGATAACAGACCAAGCCGAGGTTGTCTTGTAGTCCTCTATGCGGTGTTCTTGGAGGATATCCATCTGTCCCGATATGGTTATTCCGTCCAGTTCGGCCTCTACCCGTTCCTCGGTTATGCTCTTGGTATCCTCGGCCCGTTCAAGTATGGCGTGGGTGGCCTGGCCCAAGAGCTTCCAAAGAGCTTCGCTGACATCCTCGGTCAGTTCGTCCCAATGTGCTATCTTGAGGAAATGGATACGGGGGCTATCCTTAATAGTGCTAACTGATATCCGCTTTGACTCCTTCTGCGGTCCAGCGTAACTATCGTTAGTAACGGCATTAACTATGCTCTGCGGAAGATTATGCTTATTCGTGATTTTCATTTGCTCTCCTTAAATTAGACCGGCATTTGTTACACGCGCCCCGGTCTAGCCCGTTATTTGCGTTTCGCTAGAAGGGGACTTCCGCTTCTGACTGGGGGATAACCTCAACCAATGACAGACAGGTCATATACCCCTTATCGTTAGGGCCATACTCTACGGACACCTTGTGGTCGGCCTCAAGGGCCTTGTTGGCTTCCGCAGCGGTGTGCATACCACACCCAAGTTTAAGCCCGTTGGCGAAAACAAGGGTAAAGAACTTGTCAGACTTAGTAGGCTTAACTTCTGACAACTTTTCTATTATGGTGCGAGGCTCGGTATCGGCCCTAGAAGGGGCAGAAACGGGCCTAGGTTCGCTTTTGGGGGCGGGGGTGCTACCTTGCGACTCCGGCAGGTCTTCACCCGCATATATGTAAAGGCCAAGCCCGTGCCGTGCTATTGCCTTCGTAACGGCCCTCTGTATGCTCTTGTTTACATCAAAAGAGGTTATTTCCCCCAAAGGGATAGACTTATTGTAATTGTTCATTACCGGCAGATCTTCCCTGTGTTCCAACCCTTCTATCGTAACGCCAACCCTAACCCAAGCGGTCTTACCATCGTGGTGGTAGTTAAGGCCATCCTTGTTATCATAGACGGCATAGTTGGCTAACGGATATTCTTTCTTTATTTCCCCCCAAGCATAGGCCCAGGAAAGGTAGGAAAGATTATTTTTCTTTTCTACCTTGCTGGACACATCCACGCCCACCAGTTTGGCGAATACACCCTTCATCCTTTCTATTACCTCTAATTTGTTAATTGCTTCACTTATGTTTTCCATTGTTTATCTCCTTTAACCGCTTCTCGGCGCACTTATCGCAAAACCCGTGTGAATATAAGTCTTTGCCTTTGTATTCCGCTGGCAGACTATCTTTTCCGTAGTCTGCGGGTAGGGCTTGCCTACCTAACTCTTTCTTGCAATCGCAACACACTTTTATGAGGTTCATAATACTACCTCCTAACTGAATCTAGTGGTGCGGGCTAGGTTTGATACTAGCTGGCTCAACTCCGGTCGGGCGATTCGCTCTTGGTGGTTAATCTAGAATCCATCAAGACTAGGAGCATAGTTACGGAATCGTCGTTGCCTTGCAAGTTGCGTGTCCATTTACCGGCCATCAACACGGTTAACGCCGTTCCACGCCGCCGCACCATTTCAAAGAGCAACCCCCGTCTGTCGTCCGGCGAAGGGCGCGTAAACGGGGGTTACAAATTGATAATACGCACCCTTGTTTCGCCGGACTTAATCTCTCACTATGTTATAGCAGATAAACCTACTACTCGGCAAGGGTCTTTTGGGCTTTTCTACGATATTCTTCTCTCGCTTTCTGCCGATATTTTTCCGGATTTGCCCAATATATTCTTTTAAATCTTGCAGCCGCCCGGGCCTTTTTTTCATCTTCTGTCATTCCCGCTAACGATGTCCCGTGATTTAGATCCCATTTCTTATATTTCCAAGCATCTGAATTGTTTTTTGGAGCAGGGATTATTTCAACATTTCCAACTTCATACGGGCCTAGGTCTTTGAATCTGGACATCACAAATTTTCCTTTCCCAATACCCCTGTCGTCCATATGCCCACTATCCACCCATATCTTATACCAATCTGGGAATGATATTGTAAAATCTATACCTCTTTTGTTGGCATTATACTTATGGCTTAAATATCTATTCGCTATGCACCCATGATAAAACTTACTTCTTCCCATTATGGCATCATATTCTTCCGGGGAACATGAATATGTCCTATTTATTCTTTTCTTTCTATTAGCGTATGCTATTTCTTGAACCCTTTTGGTTCTGGCTATAGCAGACAGATGAAGTCCACCCATAATACGGGTAATGCCTTGTGCAGCCAGGAGTTGCCGTATTCTCTCCCTGCTCCTATTAAACTTCTTCGCAATATCTGACATAGTGATGCCAGATTTATACATTGCAGCAATGGTTTCTTTTTCTTGGTTGGTCATTGACAAACTCTATAAAATATTCGCGCCCTTGTCAATACCTATATAATATCCCACTCATATTCGCACTCATCGCAGTAGTTGATCTCTTCGGCCTTATCCCCGCATACCTTGCAAGTAATAAACGGCGTTATGTCCCCACAAGTAGGACAGCGGAGAGGGAATGATATATTGTCTGACTTGCATCTAGGACATTCTAAAGATTTAGGGTCTTTGTCAGTACACATAGCATTTCCTTCTTTATTCCATATTGCTTTCATAGTTCCTCCTATAAAATAGACCGCCCCGCATTAAGCCGGGAAGGGTAAAATGCGAGGCAGTAAATTTGGCTTCCCGGCCTACCTAAATACTAGCAGATAGTTTCGGGAAGTGCAAGGGATATTTTTATGCTGCGATAATTGAAGCCTTGGACATCTGAATGGAGTAGGGCCTGGACTTGTTATCCCCGTGGTAAGTCCTACCAATATTTAATTCTACTTCGCCCCAGCCACAAGGCAAGGGGGAATATTCTTTTTTATAGGCGTATGACTTGGAGGCATTAGTGGGGAATCCATCAAGGAAAGAACCGCCACGCATATACCAGACTATTTTATCTTTGATAGCGCAATGCAGATTGACATATTTTACACGGGCGGCGTGGCAGTTGGCCTTGTGCGTGTGCCCGCCGAGATGGAGGTCGGCAATATGGCCCACCTCTTGCTTTACAAGCCCGTTAACATCACCGCCCTGCGAACCGCCGCCACCTTTGCCGTGCCTAGCGTGGATGATATACTGCATACCAGTATTATCTTTGGACTGAAATGCTAAAACAACAAAAGCAGACCTTTCGCCAAGATACGGAACCTTTAAGCGTTTAGCCATATACTGCCCGCTGGTAGTCCCGTTGGAGAATACCATAAAGTGATCCCCGTCTAATACGCCAAGGCAAGAACTGGCTATCTTCTGATAAGCTGGGATAATAGACCTTTCAAGCCAAGCTATATTCCGCTTATCTTCTTGCTCAAATGCTTCCGTCCTGTCGGCGTACATTATCTTCTTCATCTGCCGCGTACTCGGTCTGTCACTATCAGGCCAATCTCCGGTATGTATCCAAACGGAATTTTTATCTTTGCTCTGTATGTCTACGAACTTCTTGAACAGGTCAGCCCTGAACCCGTCGGCATCCTGGTGGGTGTCAGATATCTGTCTGATTCTAAAACTGGTATTGCCGCAAGAAATAGGGATAACCCGCCGTGTTGCAAATTCTAAATCTTTAGGATGGCTCATTTCTTCTTCCCCTTTTTCTTCGCACTCACATACTGCCTTAATGTTCGCTTATCTCCCATTATGGGTTCGCATCTGCCTATTACATCTATGATTAGATTGGCTACTTTGTCGGCGTTGTCACCTACTAAATAATACTCGGCCCAAGGCTCCCCCGAACTATGGGCTAGGCCTAGGGCTATTCCTTCTTTTAATACTTTAATTGATGCGGTTAGCATTTAGTTTTTCGGTGATCTTGGGGTCGTAGGGGGGCAGTATCTCATCGTCAACGCTCACGCAATCTTCCCATACGCAAATTGGGGTATGCATTGGCCCCTTGCCGTCCTTGTCCCTATGTATAGGAGCGTTCATGGCAATAGCCCGCACAAAGGCCCTAATAGTAGCGTTGATATCTTCTTCGGTTAATCTCATCTAAATGGTAGGGGGTTTTAGCAGGTGGCCCCTACACCTGTGTCGGTGGGTTAGCCCGACGGGGATTAGAGCATAGCCCCAATCTTGGGGTACTTAATCTTCACCCAGTTCCGCACCACTTCAAGGAGCATATACACGCCAGCCGTGAACGCTTCCTGATTTATATCTATGCCATACTGCGAAAGGCCAAGACCCATAACCCACGCCACACCAAGAGTAATGCCTTTAGCAATAGCCTTTTTAACGGCCTTGCCAAACAGCCACTCTACAACCTTACCCTCAACTTTCTGTATGATGCTCATCGTTTCCTCCATCGTCTAATTATGCCGAGAATTTTTGTTATGCTTGGGAACCACCCGTCTTCCTCCGACCAAAGGGTTACCGAAAATCTCATCAAACTTTTTAGCATACGGATGCCTAGCGTCTTCTTCTAATCTCTCAATCTTCTTTCTTTTTATATCCCACAAATTATCCCACGCTTTTCTTATGTGGTTTATATCCATATATGTGTCATTCTTTGTCCTCTTTAACTTCTATGGCTATAGTCTGGTCTTCGTTGGCCTTAATCAGCCATCTATTAAATTCTTCAAAGCATACTTTAGAACGATAGACGGCATCTACGCCAGTAGCGTCTACTCCTTTGTCGTATCCGATGAGGGGGCAACCCGCCGTGTCTTTTACGAAGTTGCCAAAGTGAATACGGATACCGGACTTCTCCGGCACATTCATTATCTGCGGCACAATACGCTTGAACCTAGGGGAGTAGGTCATATGCACCATATACTCGCCTTCGGGGATACAACGGAATTTAGGTAGTTCTAGGGTATGGCAGTAGAAACCGCCGTTTATGAATAGTCGGCCTGGTGTGGCCTGTGGATTGTATTTGCGGAGGATGGTCAGCAACATGGCTATATAACTTTGGTAAGCACCGCTATGAAAACGCCCCACAAGACCCATACTTGGAAACGGATCCCCGGCAAGCCGTTCCCCGCAAGCCACTTGTCGTGCCGTTCAACTTTAGAGCAGACATAGTTTAACTTGTCTATAGCCATTATCAGCAGTTCTCTGTCTGTCTTTGCGTTAATATCCAAGTCGGTCATTATCCCTCTGTTGTTCAATGCGGCCCGTATGCTATCCAAGGCCCGCCAGGTATTTTATGTATCAGTTCATCCCAATCGTATTTTAGCCCTAGTTCTTTATAATTCGGCCCGTCTATGTAGCCCCTGTTACCTTTAGTGTCCTCGTAAACTACTATGGCGTGAGATGCTCGGTGCGAGGGGTTCTTAATAATGTTTATCTCTGCAAAGTATCCGCAATAGTCTAACGCTTGTTTCGCCGTCGTGGCCCTACCTTTACAATCCCCTTTGCCTCTCGCCATTACCTCGCTAGCCGATTCCCAATTCTCTTGCTTCGTATACTCAACCCTATCCGCTAAATAGACTGCTATCTTCTCCGGCTTACACTCCGACCAACTAGCCAACTCTGCCGGACTATCTAGTTTAGGCGTAGTAGGTAGAACTGCCACTATCCCAAAGAATACTGCGACAAATGCTATAATCATAACCCCTCCCGGTTTCGGGTATGTTATAGCACATTTTTGGCGAAAATTCCATATTTATTTTATGCGGGCGCAGATAGCGTAGGCCACTACGGCAACGGACGCAGTTACCCGACAAGACCACGAATATCCCACTCCGCCGTCTGCCACGGGAGTGCCTACTGCCGCGTCTTCTGTGGTTTCTGTGGACGGGTAAGAGTGCATTACATACTCTGTGCCTATTGAGCATCCACCACCTATTACCCTATATCCGGCGGCACAAGCGGCTCTCGCATTTGACCCCGAGCCAGTATAGACTTGCGTGTTAAGCCCAATATCTATCCAACCGCTAAACGCAGTAGTAGAAGTGGCAGAGGAAAAGTTATTGGCCCCTGTAAAAGTCTGTGTCCCCGCTAAAGCCGCATACGGCGCAGTAGATGTAAGCGTAGACCCATCCTCTAATACTAGGTCGTCTTTAAGCGTCAACTTGCCATACATAGTATCGTTAGAGAATCGGTCTAGTTTGCGATTGCTATATACAGAGGCCCTACGGAAGTTCTCTTGTATGGCTTGAGTATCCGTAGGGGAACTAACGGCTACGGCCCGCCATTGTGCGGAGGCAATAGCGGGGAGGGAGAGGATTAGGGCGAGAAGTAGTTTCATTTCTGTTCGTTATACTTCCGTTGTAGGTTGGAGGAATAGTCTACACCTACTCCCGATTCTTTAAGCGGATTAGCCATATATATGCCTTCACGAAGCGCGGCCCTAGCGGCAACGCCAGCGGCAGGGAGGCCGTAGGCTATGCCTTTGCCTAACACATAGGGGGACATAAGCAACGCGCCACCAACGGCAGTTTCGGGGTCTACATAGCCCGCACCGACAAGACTAGCACCACGAAGCACGGAGGCGGTTTTATTGGCGTTAGTAGGGAGCAGAGAGGAAAACTCTTTGCCAAGAGATGCCTCGGCATATCCTTTCCTAGCCTGTGCAAAACTTTCTCCCGCTTCTTGGAAGTAGGGTTCAAGGTAATCATCTAACTGCTTCTGCATCTGTACCAAGAACCTTTCATTCTGTGCTATTGAGGGGTTCTGCCATTTAGGCATTTTAAGAATGTTCTTGAGTTGATCCCGAGCCACTAACGCTTCTTGATAGGATAATTTCCCCTCGGCAAGTTTCTGTATGGCATCATAAGCGAATCCGCTAGCACCTTCCTGCGAAAGAGCAGACTTGCCCATCAACTTCATAGCAGCCTCGGGGCCTTGCTCTAGGCCAGTAGCGGTCATAGCCCGTTCATATCCCTCCCCGGCCTGTTCCATAGAGGGCGCACGGCGAAGTCTAGACGGGTCTGACAGAGCTTTTATGCCACTCCGTTCATCTATGCCTGCGCCTATCTTCATAGCCTGTGCGCCAGTCTTAATGGCAGTAGGCTTTATGAATTTCTCGGCTCCACGGCCTATCACCCTAGCCGCCGCCTCGCCCCCTGCACCAGTAGCAAACGCCCTACCAGTTCTGCCAAGGCTTTCGCCAAAGGTCGTAGGCGCACCAGGTTCTCCACCATACGCCTGTATGGCCTGCCGTGCTATCTCCGTGCCAGCGGAAGCCGCACCTGCTATGCCCATCCCCATACCGGGAGTCTTGGCGAACATCCCACCTAACTGCGCCATGGGCATAACCCTATTTACGAACTTCTCGCTAGGGTATTCTTCCCGTATGGATTCGGCCCGTGCTATCGGCCTACCGTAAGGGTCGGTTCCCCCCATAGGAGCAGACTGCATAGCCTCCTGTTCTTCTAGTTCAAGCAGTTCAAGTTCTTCTTCTTCAGAAAGAGGCATAGTTATCTCCTTAATGTGCCCTGTGCTTTTTTAGCGCGAAGTTCCATCAACCTCTGTTTCTTTTCCGGAGTCATACCACTAGGGGCAGTCGCACCCTGTCCTTCCTGCGCCGCGCCGAAATACTCGGCGTAGGTTTTGTAGGGCAAAGGAGCGCCATTATCGTCAAATAGCGGGGTATCGTTTACATATTTATCCCAAGCAACCTGTGCGCCCTGTGCATCACCATAAGCGTTTACATAGGCGGCAAGGAAGTCTGCCTTATCAGAAATGCGCCTGTTAACGGCCTGCGCTTGGTCTATTATTTTCTTGTTCACTTCGGGCGTTTTGTCTATGCCTATAGTGGCTTTAGCAAACATAGCCACATCCCTGTCAGAAGCCGCGCCGGGCATACCCTGCCGCATAGTGGGGATAAGTTTATTCGCCACCTGCTCAAATGTACCTACCTGCGTAGCGAGTTCATCACCGGGGATAACATACTGGCCCAACTTTTTGGCTCTGCCCACAAAAGGGCCAGTAGCCATACCAGAGTTAAGCAATGCCGTGACTCTGTCCAGTTCTGCCTTGGCTCCCTCCGCAGTATCCTGTGCCGCGTTGGCTTTTTCTATAAGTTTATTCGCATAGGAGATATTGGCGGGCTGAACCTTGGTTCTCACATTCTCCGGCATATTCGCATACGGATTCACACGGGTAGACGGAACACCATACTGCGCCGTAAGTTCTGCCGGGGCAGTCTGCGTATACCCCATATTGGCGGTTGCATCGGGCATACCGGCAGTCTTGGCCTTCAACGCATCTATCTCTGCCTGTGTCTTGGCCTGCTCCAACATCGCACCCTTTTCTTCCATCTGCCGTTTGCCCGCTACCTGCCCACGCATAGCCTCAAACGAAGCGGCGGGGTTCCTAGGGTCATACTGGACACCCTGCGCGGCAAAACCCATCTGCATCTGCTGTTGCTGTGCGGCTTGCATTCTTTCCTGCTCCTGCCTCCGCATCTCGGCCTGCCGCTGAATCTCATAACGCCGCTGAAGTGCGGAAGCAATATGCCCCGCACCCGAAGACAGAGCCTCGCCGATTTTCATGCCGAAGTAACCTGAATCTTGTCCAGCCATATATTTATCTCCTTAATACCTGTACGGAGTCCCGCCCCACTGATTGTCGCCGTAGTTATACGAAGTGGACTGCGGTTGACCATATTTAGCGGCTATTACTTGTGCGCCGGAAGATATGAGGCCGGGGACGAGGTTCTGCAAGAAAGTCCCACTCTTGGGCTGCATAGACTGCTGAAGCCGCATCATCCGTTCCTGTGCCGCCTGATTCCGGTCAAAGTCCTGCTGACCATAATACCTAGCACGGCTTTCCTGCCCTAACGCCGCACCCTGCTGTTGGCTCTGATACTGCCTGGCCAACTGCGCTTCATAGTCTGAACGGAGGTTCTGCTGTCCACGCTGAAAGTCACCATAGCCTAACTGCGACAGATAGCCAGTTCTCTGCGTAGCAATATCTTTGCCCGCACCGATAAGTGCAGAACCAAACGCCCCCGCACCGCTACGGCCCTGTGCGCTATACTGCGCCTGCAACTGCTTGGCAACGCGGTCAAGGTAAGACTGGTCTACATCACCTAATTCGGTAGCAAGTTTGCCACGAGCAACATCAGAGGCTTTGGTCTGGTATTCGGTAGTGCCTTCAAGGAAAGTGCCAAGGCCGTAGAGGTCAAGGCCCCCCTGTTCCATCTGCTTGCCGAAATACTGCTTTTCCGCTTCGGTAGCATCACGGCCCATACGCTCTTTAATAGTAGCGTTAATGGTATCGGCATACTCGCCCTTGGCTCCGGCTTTTGCAGACTCCTGCCCGATAGCCATAGTCAGTTGGGCGGGATCTCCGGCATACTGGGCATATTTAGCAATTACAGAATCATCAGCCTCGTTTCCAGTAGCGAGTTTATAATAGTTCTTAATCTGCTTATCTTCTTGCTTTAGTTTATCTACTGCGGCTTTGGCGGCGTTATAGCCCCATATAATGTGCTTGCCCTGGTCTGAAACATCTAGGCCGGGGGCAGTAGCGCGGCCCTGTGCCTCCCAAGTCTTCCACTCGGGGCTACTTATTAATTTATAGTATTCCGCTTCTTCTGCTTTATATTTGCCAGCCATATATTATTCCTCCGGGAGGACTCTCCAAGGTTTCTCTACATAGTCTATAGAAGCACCATAGAAACTCCAAGGTTGGTCTGCTGCGTTATTGCCTATCTGTAAGTTAAAGAACTGACTAGTATCACCGAGGGGTAACACACGATTGTTACGCACAAAGTTGGCTGTAGTGCTAGTCAACGATATGGCGTAGGTCGTAGATTCGTTGGTATCAAGGGTATAGGTTACGTTGAGCGTAGACCCGCCGTTAGTGCCCGAGATGACCGATATCCGCTGAAACTCTTTTTCCACATAGGGGTTATTGCCTATGAAGTCTTTGGTCTTCCAGTAGGATTCAATAGCGGCCCCGTTGTCGGTATTGCCGTAGGGGTATCTATATACATCCCCACCCGTGGGCGAACCGAATTTTACTTCATCATTAATAACTACGGGATAGTTCATCGGGATATCAAAGATAGTCCAACCCGTGTTCTCGGTGTCTAACTTCAGTATCCTGTTATTGGTCGTGGAGAAGTTGTAGGGAACGGAAAAGTAGATATTACCGAGATATTCAAACGCCGCCGATTGTTTGTCCGTGGCAAAGTTCCACGAGTAGGACAAGTCATTAGTGCGGACAGTATCAGTCGCAGAGAAGAAACTATTAACGGCCTTAAGTCTTACATAGGTTCCAGTCGAAGCCATTATAAGACTCCCAGAGGTAAGGGATTCATAAGTGGCGGTATCCGTGCCCCCCGCATATGTGGTAATGGCAATAGTGTAAGTCCAATCAGCATTTCCCGTAATAGTTTTATCCGCTAGGAATTGACCCCATGTCAACACTCCGGCCGCAACTTCATCGGACAGCCAATACCCAGTAGATTGAAAGGTAAGACTTCCAGAGTTAACATACGGAGAAGCAACAGTATTAGTCGTCGCATATATCTCTGCCCGCCACTTGTAGTAAGGACAAGTGGAACACCATACGGCAGAGGTGGATTGCCAAGCACCTAACTCCCCTGTGGTTGCTGTGGCGAAGGCAATAGAAAAGTCTATGGTAGAACCAGTAGTAACAGAAGAACTATTAGAGAAATATCCATAATGGGGGGTAGGGGCTTCTATAGCATGAAACTGCGATATAAAAGTACCAGATGATGAAGAAGGAGAAGACTCCCTAATGTCAATAGCGCATTTATCTTCTCCTGTGGAAGTTTTATTATAATGAGATATAACCGCGTCTATTGTCCCTCTTGTAAAGGATGTGGATATGCCGCTTATTCCAGACCCCACTGCATCTGCGTTGCACTTAAATTCTATATAGTAATTGGTGTCCTCATATGCAGACATATCCACAGAAATGGTTTTGTCGGTCCACACATTAAGTCCGCCGCTAATACTGTTGGTGTAAACCAATTCATCGGTAGCACTTTTATAGATTGAGAAATACGCCCCTGTAAAGGATGTAAACATAGGGGCCGCCGAATAGAAGAAGTAATTCCCATAACTAGGAGTCTTCCCAAGGAAGCTGGCACTAGGAATAAGAGGCCTATCCGTTGAGACTGTCCAGTTCGTAGTGGAATTAGACTCCGCGCCTATATTAACGAAATAACCGCCGAGATTCGGTGTTACTCCAAGAGATGCAAGATATAGGGAATCGTTGACCACCTCAAGAGCAGGGTCTATGGTCCCATTATTAAAATCTGCTTCGGTAGTGTCGGAATATACATACTTAAGAGGCTCAATGCTCCCATAAGTACCAGAAGAAGTAGTATTATAAAAAGTTCCCGCATTAAAATCAGACTCGCTAGTATATTTTTTATAAAGCACCGCAGAGGTATTAGGGATTAGTGCAATTGTTGCTTCTAATTTCTTGGTCGTATCTACCATCGTGCCAGAGTTGTAGCCCCATATCTTGTTATCTGACCCTTTGAAATAGACTATGCCTTCGTGTTGTACTATGGCCTGCGGATCACCCATACCAACACGATTAGACACCACCGAAGCCACAAGGTCGTACTGGTTAGTGCCCTGATAGGAGGTGAAAGAGTTAGACTTGAATATCAGCCACTCGGCCTCGGTAGCATAGAGGGCGGTGATCTTCTCGCCCGATAGACCGATATCATCAAACGACGGAGAGTTTACTTCTATGTCTACAACAAAATTGGTGTAGTCCCCCGCTTCAGAGAAATAAAGCCTATTGGGATAGTCAGTAGTCCCGGCAAGGAGCATACGTGAAGTGGTGATAGCGCAAATGCTCGCCTTCGGCATATCGGCGTAGTAGGTTATTACCGATCCGTTCCAACTCCAAGGGACATCGTGGGAATCGTTGAAAGCGTAGATAGTACCGCCCGATTCGCAGAAGTCCCACTTCGCATTAACCGGCATCGTAGAAAGAAGCGCAGTAAATGCACCGCCGTCTATGGAAGTATAAATAGAATTATCACTAGCAACTAGGTGTATGTTCCGGCCCGTGGCATCTTTGAACGAGATAGCACCATTGACGGGGGAGGTCGTCGTGGTAAGCGTGTCGGTAAGGGCATACCCCGCCCGCTTGTTGAGAGCAAGGCCGTCGTCTGATACTTCTACATTCAAAGCAGTCTGCGCTTGCGATGGGTCAAGCGTAATGGTAGCGTCCGTATCGTTGATACCCGTGAAGGGGCCAGCAATAGTTATATTCTGCGCCGCTACGGGAACGGCGAGAAGCAACGCAAGTAAGAATCCCATTATCTAGCCCTCACATCATCCACCCTAAACCGCCAAGAGGCAGACTTGGTATTACCGAAGGTCTGTATGGCCTCGTTAACTTTGGAAGTATATATGGCAAGCAGTTCATTCCGCTTCTGTGCTATCTCGGGGGTCTGCGGGAGATACATCATAAGAAGCCACGCCGCATACGCCGCAAGACCGATATGGAACTGCACCATCAGCGTAGAAGCGTTAAGGGGGGTAGAGGCATCGGCAGTAAGCGTAGAAGGGAAAGCGTAGTAGGTAAGGACAAGAGCAGTCCCGGCATCGGTAGAATCGGGGGAAGGGTAAAGCGTAATAGTCTTGCGGGCTTCCTCGGGGTCTATGATATACCATTTAGGAGTACCAGAATCATCGGCCCAGGAATCTTCGCCCTTCCTCCGCTGAAGTTCGCCCCTAGTGATGGGAGAGAGTTCTATGCCGTTCAACACTACCTGCTTCTCCAACATAAAATCAGTAGGCAGAGAATAGGCCGCAGTGCCAGCAACCATCGTAATGGAAGAATCCTTGTAGAGAGCTTTGGAATCCATACTAAACTGCTGCTGTGCCTTTTCTATGGCATCGTTATACTTGGTAGCCGTGTACCTAGTCTGATTGGGGTCTTCTGCCATGTTCGCCGCAAGTGTCCTGGTTTCGCCTCTGTTCATATGCTCTCCGTAATGGCCTCGGTATTGAAATTAGACTTATATGCAGGTTCGGCCCGCTTAATTTGCCCTCTTGTCTTAATTTCTTCCAGTATTTCCGCATATCTCTTTGTCGTCGTGTCCACATTAAAGTCTTTGTAAACCCTCGCATACGCCTGTTTGCCTAACTCCTTGCGGATATCCTTGTTATTAATAAGTATCTCAAGGTTCTTTATGAAGTCTTCCGTGTTGTCGCAAAGAAGCGCGTCCTGTCCGTCTTTGATAGTTTCGGCAAAGTTGCCCACCCTAGAGGCTACACAAGGCACACCAAGAGCAGAACACTCAAGCCACCGCAGATTAGACTTGCCACGATTAAAGGCGTTGTCTACAAGCGGGGCTATACCGATATCAAAGCCCTGCGAGGCCACATACTGGGGGTACTTGTCGCACCTAGCGAACTTGGAGGCCCACCGCACCCCCGGCTTGCCCCGCAGATTAGGGCTTATTCCGTGGACGAACCTAAACTCTACCCTAGGATACTTCTTAACTATATGCTCTACTGCGGGTTCTATAATAGCAAGGTCGTCGTTATGAGAAGCCCCACCAGCCCAACCTATCACTATCTTGCCCTTAACCGAAGCCCTACGGGTCTTGCCCCACATCTCAAAGTCTATGCTATTGGGCATTATGTAGATATTATCGTTGAACTGCGAGTAAATCTCTTTCAGATACGGAGTAGACACTATAAGAGCATCGGCCTCCCGCATCTGTGCTACGCATATCTTCCTGTAATGGCTATCGGGTTCGTAGGCCGAGGAAGCGGGGTTATAGGTAGGAGTAGACAGAATATTATCGTCCATCTCAACTACTACTGGAATCCCATACGCCTCACGGATAGACTGCATCGTGTTAAGCCCAGCGGGGGTATGAATCATCCCCATTACGGCTACATCGGCTATACGGCAAGCGGCATCAAGTTCGTTGAATATCCTGGCCCTATAACGGGGGTCGGTGATATCTTCCTGCCAAGGGTGGTTCTCGGTCAGATTGCGGTTCCACCAGAGAATATGGGCGGGGGCAATCCTGTTGCGATGGAAGGCGTTAACAAAGTTAAACATCCTCCACCAAGTAACCCCCGAGTTAAGGGAAGGCACGAAAAGAGGTTTAAGTTCGCTCACTTAACGGCCTCCAGTTTCATTCCCTCTATCACGGCTTCCTTGGCCTTCATAACTTCCTCGGGGTTCCTAGTCTGGCTAATCCCCGCACCAGTAACCCTATAAGCGCAGATTATATCAGGGATAAAGTCAAAGTCTATCCCGTCATTCATAAGCCGAGTCTGGAAATGCCAGTCGTCTACCCCAAGGCGGCAGATATCACCACTGGCATAGGGGTACTTACTCGCTATCTCTTTTGTGTAGGCCATCGTTGAATGGACTATTCCGTTTTCTCTCTTTTCTATGGCGGTCTTTTTGTTTATCGGCTTGGCGGTCAGTTCGTGCGAGGCGTTGCCTAATGCGTCCATAACCACGGCAGAACCGAATATCACCTTCGTCCCAGACTTCATCTTCTTTATCGTCCATTCGGCCCTCGTAGCAACCGCAAGATCATCGGCATCAAGTACGCAGATAATATCACCCGTAGCCGCACGATTGCCAATATTCCTAGATTCAGACCTGCCCACATTCTCGCTATTGCGGATAATCTTGATACGCTTATCTTCCTGCTTGGCAAGCCAGTTGAGATAATCACCCGTGGTGTCGGTGCTACAATCGTCTACTATGACCACTTCTATGTTTTTGTAGCTTTGGTCAAGGCAAGACTTGACGGCGTGGGGGAGGTAAGCCGCACAATTAAAAGACGGGATTACGAAAGATACTTTCTTCATTTGAGTACCTCAAGAAGTTCGTTAGGTGCAAGGGCGTTCTTCCAGTAGTCCACGGACGGCCCCGTAGCCCGATTAACCCGCTTACGGATAGTGTCCACAAGGCCAGATATAAACTGGTCAGCAGTCTTGTCCTCGTTCACATATCCACAGAACGGGCACTCAACATTAGAGATAACATTCCTGCCCGCTACAAGCATCCGTTTAATCTCGTAGGACATAGTCCTCTCGGGGTTGAGGGATAGAATGGCCGAGTAGTCTTTAATAGTCTTGCTATGGGTCAGGAAGTCAAAGGCAATATCAGGTAGGCTATGCTCAAGATTGACCATTATGGCCCGATACTCGGGCGTGATATCTACAAGCACCCTAGGAGCCACGGGAAGGGCCTCTATAGCGTCCGTATTAACCAACGGGAGGGGAAGCACACGGACATTAAATCCGGCGTTCTCCATTATCCGTTTAGCAGCCATATCTTCCACGAACATCATACAATGCGGGTTAAGCCGTTCAGCGTATAGCCGTATAGCCTTGAGGGAGATGAAGTTATTTATCTCGGTAACATCTGCCATCGTAAAGAAGATAATCTTCTTTTTCAACGGCTGGTTAAATATACTAGAATGGGCAGATACACGGCCAGGATGCAGACTAAATCCAACTTGGATAATAGTTTCATAATCGTTAGGCTTGAAGTTAGGAACATCTTTGTAATCGGCATCTATCAGTTTGGCAAGCCGTATGCCCTCGTCTTTGTAGGACAGGGAAGATACGCAGACCTTACGGATGGGCAGATCGTGCTTGACCTGTATGGCCCTAACCCTGTCCTTCCATACCTCATTGGTGCAGTTTTTGCCCGATATGCTATCCTCGGTAGGGTAGGCAGTAGAAAACGCATAGCCAGGGATGTATCGGCCCTTCCCGCCCCTCTCTACGATAGTAAGCCACATATCCCAATCCTGAAGGCTATGCAGAGTTTCGTCAAAGCCGGGGAAAACCTCACGGCGCATCGGGAAACAGGTAGATATATAGTTGCCAATCCGAAGCATCCACGGGTCAAAGGGTTCGCTAGGTATCCCGCCCTTCTCATCAAGGAACTTGTAGCCCGAGTATACAAACGCCTTGTCGGGTTCAGAGGTAAAAGTATCAACCCAAGTTTTCGCCGTGTCAGGCTCTATGATGCAATCGCAATCCCAGAAACAGACATACTCGCCCTTGGACTTCGTAAACCCGTAATTCCTAGCCTTCTGCACCCCGCCGTGTTCCATAGTGTGAATGGTTACTTTCTTGCAACCAAGCGAGTCTATGGCAGTCCTAGCGGCCTTGTCCTCTCCGTCTAGTATAACAACAGCTTCCCAGTCTTTTAGGGACTGGGACATAAGGGCCTTAATATTCTTTTTCAGTAGGTCAATATTCGGGCGAAAAACCGGGATTACGAATGAGAGCATTACTTGTCCTCCGTGTTTAGGAAGTCCGGGATTACGACTAGTTTAAAGTCAAACCCATTCCCAGACTTGAGAGTAACGCGAGGATGGTTCTTTGCTATCTCCTCAACATTCTCTTTCACGCCCTGATTTAGCAAACATTTGACCATCCTGTCAAGTCTTCGCTCGTAGGGCCGAACATCAGAGTAATGCCTAACTACCAAACCGGAGTTATCAACATGATACGGATATAGTTCAAAGTTATTATCGTAGAACCTATGCTCGTTGCCTGTTATCTCGCTAAAATATGTATCTTCGTTCCACGCCCCATAGTGCCCGTAGTAATGTGCCCCCAAATCGGGGTTACGCAGTCTATAGATATTCTTCCATTTCGTGCCACGGCCTACTATCTCAAATATATTGCCATCGGGATTACCGGCGTAGGATTTAATATCCATCGTGGCGGCAACGCACCCACGGGGTAGGTCTATCTTCCCGCTTTCATACAGCATATCCGGATGCACGAACATAGCCATATCAGTATCTAACGCCCACATACATTCGTTGGACAACCTAGTGTAATCGTCCTGTAGATTAATAGGGTCTTTGCCTTTGACTATCTTCAGTTTATGGCCTAGTTCGTGACGGGCTTTGGTGTCTTCTAATATCTCCAAAGTTCCGTCGGTGCTTCCCCCGTCGTAGAATACCATCTGGTCTAAAATAGGGAGCCAAGAGCGAAGATGCTCCCGTATCCATATCTTCTCATTCTTTATGAGGCAGAATGAACCTACGCTTGGGTTACTCATAGACAACAGTCGCATTACCGAAGGTTCCGGCAGGAACGATATAAAGCCCATTGTTAAACGGAACTCGGTACTCAAGGGTGGCAATGCTAGTCTTTGAAGTGTCTATTACCGCAAGGATATTCCCCGCAGAGGTGAAGGTGCTATCATAGACGGATATGGTAGACCCAGCAAGGCCGATGCCGTTAATGATGATGCTATGCAGTTTTCCTGGGCCGAACTTTAAAGGGGAGGGGGTAGCAACTGCCAAGTATCTGCCTACAGGGTCAGTTTCAGAAGCTCCGAGGCGTAGTATATTTATGGCCTTTGCTTCAAGGACATTGTTAGAAGCCGAACCACCGCTATTATAATTCTGTGCCCTCGCCTTGAAACTTACAGTCTGTCCAAGGGTAGTCTGCATAGCCGTCAACCTATGCACTAATACATCGTTGACATAAAAGGTCGCCCCAAGGTTAGTGTAGACTATCTGATAGCGGGCATAGTTAAGGCCGATAGTAGGGACTGTGCCGTTGAGTGAAGAAGTGGATATGTTATTTTCTACACCACCGACACGATAGCCGACATAGAACGCCCCATTGGAATAGCGGAAGTAAAGCCCGTCACCTATCACACCGCCCGCCTCGTCAGTTGATGCCGTGCCCCACCGCATATCGTTAGTCCCCGTAGCGGGGATTTCGGTAGAGATGCGGATAATAGCCCGATACTCATTAGCAGAACCCGTAACAAAACGGGCGGTTCTGCGGGTCATTAAAAACGCCTGCCCATCGGTTACGGCAGAGGTGCTTGCATAGATAAAAATAGACCCGCTAGATACTGTTATGTATCCGCTATTTACTGTAGAGGTAGACCAGAAGTTATAGTCAAAGAAGCCGTTGGAAAAGGTTGTGCCGACAAGCCGGTGATCGGAAACCACCCGCAGTTCACGGATAGGCGTAACCATAGCGGATTTGTTCTCATCACCATCATATATCTCGGTATGGATGTGGGCGAGGGTATCGGCATCTTCATTTACTGTTATACTACCGATATCTATAGACCAACTGCCCTCTTGCGTAACGGGAGTCCTAATCCCCCTAACCCGTTCCTGCGCCTGCCCATTAGCAACAAGGCATAGTATGATAAGGGGGAATAGCCGTCTAATAGCCCTAAACCGCTTCTTATGGGCTACTGTCCTACTCCCATCCCCGTGTATCATCGTCCACCTAGGCGGGCGGGGTGCAACGCCAAACAACTTGTCAAATATAGTCTTGATTATTCGTACCATACTTTGACCTTGTATTCCCCGTCCGTTGCGGTGGTGAAATACACAGTATGCGGGCCGTAGAACCTAGCACCATAGTTAACTGTTACATTGCCAACTGCGTTATCTAAATGACATACACCGAACCCGTCTACATCTAGAATCTCCATATCATAGACTGCATCGGTATTCGGGGCTATCACGCCTACGGCTAGGACTTTGCCGTTAAGTGATATCTCTTTCTGCCCTACTCCGCCTGAAGCGGTTACAATGAATAGGGTGGGGAGGTTAACGCCATACATATATTAGGGAGCCGTCAGCGCAGTCTTCCACCAAGCATAGGTAGAGGCGGCAGTCTGCAAGCACACCCATATCATATTATCGGCAGTAGCAGTATACCTAGAGGAGAGAACCATTCTCCCCACTTCCGTCGCCGCGTCGCAGTCTGCGGTAGCGGGCGGGCCAGCGGTGTCAGCGGCCAAGGTGTCTATCTGTAGGTAGGAAGTCGTAGCATCAAGAGAAGTGCCTATCTGGAGGGTGGAGGCGGGGGCCACGGTGCCGATGCCTACGGAGCCGTCTGCGCCCAATATTCTCATCCTTTCTACATTACTAGTGTTGCGGGTTTGGAATATAAAATCTCCAGTTGAATTGGACAGGATATTGAATCCATTGGTGGACGAGCCGTTATACCTCTGCACAAAGCCGCCGCTTGTAGAGTCTACGGCAACCGAACCTTTTGCATAAACAGAAAACCCTGCCACGGGGGCTTGGCCCACGCCCACAAGCCCATTCTGCACCACAAATGTACTCCCCCCTACAGAGAAAGCACTTCCCGTTACTGTCAGCGTAGAACCGGATAGGGTGAGGGGGCCGGTCATCGTGTCACCGGACTTCATTACAAAGTTATTGACCAACGCCTCGCTATTCGGGCTATATACCACATCAAAGGCCATAGCGTTACTGCAAAGCAAGATTAAGAAAGGTAGTATTTTAGTCATTGTATCCCCCTTACTGAACAAGGCCGTCAAGACAGACAAACTTAACTGCGCTAGTAGCCGCACCAGCACCGGCAAGGCCGTAGATAGCACCAGTCATAGAGCCGTCTATCTTGAAGTATTCAGAAGCACCAAGGGGAAGGCCAATATCGGTAAGAGTAACGCCCGCCGCCGCACTACCGAGATAGATAGTATACGCAGATACATTCTTACATATGCTATCGGGCCTCTTGAAGGTAGCGGGGAGTATCTCCGTAGCGGTAGAGGAAGAAACATTGACCACACGGGTAGCAACATATGAACCGCGCTCAATCCTGGTCGCACCCTCATAACCCGTATCGGCCATAGTGAAGTTAAAGAACAGACCCATAGCCACTACGGCGCATATAACAGTTAGTATTTTTTTCATATTACTCTCCTAGGTAGGATAAACAAAATTTAAATACCCCCTCCCCCTAGACTACAGAGGGAGGGGATATATTTACTTACATCTTCTCGTGGGTCAGCATTATGCAGCCGCAAGAAGGGTTGAGCACCGCAGCCACACCACGAACCTTGAAGGTAAGGGTGCTGAACAGGTCATACGGGTTGTCCGTGCTGTTCGGGCCGGGCCGCTTCAGTATCATCTTGACACCGCCATCCAGTTCGGTCACGCCAAGCGCACCCTCGCCGAATATCGGGGTCAGGTTCACGGAGTGAGCAGTCACCGCATAGCGGGGGCAGTTCGTAGACTCCATAAACTTAACCTGATGAACCTTGCCCACGATGTGCTTATACATCGTTTCTTTCGGGCCAGACTCGTAGTTAAGAGCCCACTGCTTGAAGTCCGGGTTGGACATCATCGTAGCAAGGGCATTGGGATGGGCAATGGCAACATAGTAACCATCAGCCATCGGCTTGACATTCAGCCGCTTGAGGCGGGCAACCGCACGGCGCACAACTATCGGGCCAAGTTTGGCAGAGATAGAGGGGGCAGCAGCGGCAACCGCAGACAGACGGGCAGCAGAAGTACCGAACTGAACCGGGAAGCCGAACTGGCGGCTATTAGCGGTGGTGCCGGTGTTGGCGCAGAAGGCCGACGCGGCAACAGACATCCAAGCGGAGAGTATCTTCGCCTTGGTGTCAGCGGCCTGACCAACCTGCGTAATCACATTCTTGAATACGGCAAGCTGAACCATGTTGTCCACAGTGAGAGCAGCAGACTGCTCAAGTTCACGAAGCGCACCGGGTTCAACAGGCAGTATAGAGGTCTTTTCCAGCAGGTCGGTTATCTTGATGCCACGGCCATAGGAGGCAATGGTAGCCGACACCTTGCGGGACGACAGAGATACAGTGCTATTGGCAGACGCTTCAGCCAGAGTAGACGAAGCAGCCGCCAGAGTGCGCCACCCGTTAAAGGTGATGCTCTGACCGCTACCCATCGGGAGAGGGTACTTCTCGCCCATCTGGTAAAACCACACCGATTCGTGCAGGGTTTTAATCGCACGCTTCTCAAAGTACGACATGAGAAGATTGTCGTTGTTAACTATGCTAGTGTTCTGATCGCTCATTTCCTCGCCGACACCTGTTTAGCCCCGACTAAAAGCCGGGAAGTCCCATTTTCTTAAAGAACTCACTCTGTTGGGCAGGGTTAAGTTTCTTAAGGTGAGAATCAATAGCCTCACGGCTATCAAGACGCACAGTAGGATTATTAGACGGAACCGCCGCAAGACCTGTCGGCACGGGGGCCGATGGCCTAACCTGGGGAGTAGGTGTCAAAACCTGCGGAGCCGTCTGTGAAGCAACATTCATCCCTTTATGGAACAGATAGGCAGCCTTGTAGGGGTCGTTAGCCTGCCATAGATAGGGCTGATTGTTAAGTATGCTCGTAAGCGTATTGAGCCCCTGCTCACTATACACCCACGGGTCGTTCTTGCCAATAGCTTCTATCTGCGCTTTGGTCGTCTGCTCGGCAGTAACGGACTTGATGCCCTCTATTTCAGCACGGGCCTTTTCGTAAGCCGCTTCCTGCGAGGCAGTAAAGAGTTTAGTCAGCACGGGGCCAAGGCCCTCACGCTGAACATCAGCCTCTAACTGCTGTGCGAAGTTGGTGTTAACAGGGATGGGAGTAGGAGCAGTAGCGGGGGGATTAAGGTAGGCGTTTTCTTTCTGACGCACCTCGTTCATAGCCCGCTTCAGTTCCTTCTCTTTCGCAAGATACTTCGCCAGAGTTTCCTCTGCATTGACATACGACTTCTCTACTTTAGCCACATCTATCTGACCATCGGGAGTCTTAAACTTCTCGGGAACTTCTACTTTAGTTGCCTCTGTAGTTACCGGGGCCTGTTCAACAGGTTGCTCGGGCATCGTCGGCGGGGTAGGAGGGGTCGCAGGGGCCTGTGCAGAAGCGGCTAACTTCGCCATATCTTCAGCAAAGGTATCATTAGTAAGGGACAGACTTTCCTCTACTTTGGGTATGCCAGTAGGGCCTACGCCGTTAGAGGGGTTTGAAGTATCAACCTGCTTAATCTCCGTCATTGTTTCTTCCACTTTTGTTCTCCTGGTTGCCGTTTAGGGCCAGTTGTTTATTTTACTCATTGCGGGCCTATTGCTAGGTTATCGCAAATCTATTCAGCCAGTCTAATCTCGTCCTTGACCCATTCCTTCAGGTTCTTGAGGACTTCATACTTGGCTTGTGCATTGAACGCCGCCTTGTTTGTTTTCTGTAACACAGGCAACGCGATAAATTCGTTCCACCCATCCGCTATCATATCGTCTATATGTTTGAAAAGTATCTGCCCACCGGGGGAAGTGAGCATACTATTGAGGTAGTCTGCGTTCTGCTTGCGGTCTTCATCGTTCATTTCTACCTTGTATATACACTATTTTTATAGAGTTGTCAAGGATTAATTACTGCCAAGACATTCATCGCAACGGATAGGGCTAAAGTAGGATTGGGACAGGTCAACATTTATGTGGACATCGTATGCTCGGCATTTATCGTATTCGTGGAACCGACATCCGCAACAATACTTATCGTCTTTTAGCTCTATCTCTAGCTGAATTTTGTGCTTCACCTTCCCCCCTTTACTACTGCCCCACCTTGCGATCGGGTCTGCGGGATAACGCCAGTATCAGGCATAGGCCCAGGAGGCACTTCTTCCGTAGGTGAGGGGAGCATCATCCCTTGTTCCTGTATAATCTGGTCTTCGTCCTTCTTGAACCTCTCGGGATCTTCGTCAGCGTTCTGCATAACGACATCAAAGTAACTCTCGTCATTGACCCACGGCGCACCAAGGAACTCTTTGCGTATCTCAAGCAACCTAGCCTGCCGGAGGGCCTTGTTCTCCATCGTAAACACGCCAAGGGGCATATAGATATAGTCCCTTTCTATTTCCTCGGGCGTAATCGGGATGAAGGTCTGCACGGCATCGGGGCCTATGCTATCCTCAATATCCTGCGGGGTCATATTCTTGTAGATAGTCTTCCAAATGCCGTGGAAGAACTTCTTGAGGAAGTCTAACTCCATCCGCAGACCGATATAGGCGAACTTCTCGCCAGCCGATTCACGGAGCATCTGTTGCCCACCAAGGGTCTGGTTAGCGTCCTTAACAAGCCCTGCCGTGCCCAAGGTTACACGATTGGCACTAGTCCGTTCCTGCGCCCACCTCTCGGCCTCGTTGACCTCGCTGAAGCCAGCACGAAGCGGAGTATCGTTGATAGTGAACTCCATAATAGCATTACGGACATCACCATTGGGTATCTTGTTCCCGTCCAACCTAATCATCATACCGGGCTTGCTAACCAAGTCCTGCTTCGGGTTAACAAGGGCCTTCTCTACGATACCAAACGACTTATTCAGTATCATAGCCCCATTGTCTAAACGTTGGTTGACTACTTCGTTGATAACGGCCTGACTATCTTCAAGCATCTCGGGGACACCACGCCCATAGAACGAGCCATTAACGGGATAGTAGTCCAGCTTATAGATAGGAGCCTCGCCATCGTATTCGTCGTTTATCTCAACGGCTACAAGGCAGTTCTGATGGAAGATAACCCTACCGGATACAAGCATCTCGGGAGTTTCTACCGGAATACCCATTATCGTATGTATCCACTTCTGCGGGAACTTGCCGAATACTTCGTAGCAAGTAAGCACTTTTCCGTATTCGGTTCTGGGGGCCTCGTGATCCGCTATATCCCTATCGGCCTGCACGATATCCTCACCCTCGGCGAACTTCTCGCTTTCATCAATATTGCGCAGTTTCTCCGGTGCATCGGCAAGGTAATAGCCACTATCCGCACCCTTGACTATATCTTCGTAAGTAACTTTGTAGCGGCAAGCAATCGTAGAACCAGGTATCTGCAACGCTTTGGGGTCAGGGAAGATATCCCAGATAGAGTAATGCTTGAGGGACAGTCCACGATAGGTTATTACTTCTTCCTCGGCTTCCTCATAGGCAGTATCCCGCAGTTTACCAGTAGCGGCCCGCATAGCATAACCGACCATGCCCATAGGGTTAAGGTTATCGGTGAATCCCTCTTTAACGGGCTTCTTCAGTTTGCGTATAGCCGTTTCAGTCTTCCAAGATACGCGGACAAAGCCACTACCAAAAGTATCGGCATCGTGCATAGCCGTATCAAAGACAACCGCCCAACTGGCCTTGTCCATCTCACGGAGCATTATGGCCTGTATGTTCTTTGACTGGTCTACTTCGCCAAGGTTGAAGCGGGACTTAACCTCCATAGGGGGGTTGATACCTGCCATAGTCTTGAACAGGTGGGAATGGATAGTTTCACGATGGGAAGCAGTAATGCCTACGAATACTTTAGACTGCCAATCTTCTTTCTTGGCACTAATCTGTGGGTCAAAGACTCCATCAGTATTACGCTGATACTTCTGCCATTTGCCCTCATATGACGCTTTACGCCAATCAGCAGACTTCTTCTGCCATTCGCATACATGGCTATGCAGTTCAGACTTGGCAGCTTCTATCTGCATAAAAGCGTTCTTGTCGGGTTCTGATTCAATCTGGTTGAGGTAGTCTACGGCTTCGGCGGGTAAAACATCTGATTCTATTCTGTCCATTTGTCCCTCTCGCTTGCTTGGCTACAATGCTTATACATAAATTTAATCTAATTGTCAATACTTGCGGATATAACACTACTGCATTGGGCGGGGCGTGACTCCCTCCAACGCTCTAGCAACATTTATACAACAAGATAGTCAATCCCCAACGAAGGATATACTCTGCGAGTGTTATGCCCATTTGTGTATCAGTTAGTGTTATAACTGGCGTGGCGGCCGCATCTTCGTATGTTAAGACCTTTTTTATACTTCTCGTGTAGTGTGTCTTTCGCCTCTACCTGCCTCGTTTTTACGCTTAACGGGCCACAAAAAAGCCACCCCCCACTTGATGTCCGTGTGCTTAAGGCGGCGTCCGTTCGGGGGGTGGTAAACTATGTGGACACTGCCTTAAGCAACATCCATATAGCAAATGTTTTAAATGGTTGTCAATTGTTTTATTTAAATTGCTCCACTACGCAGGATAACTCTTTTATGAAATTCTCGTAGCCTTGGTGATCCATTACGAAGCGAAGTCCGTCATTGCCGTCTACATACCTGGAATATCTGTGTCCGTGGGTATGCAGTATGAACTCTCCAATCTCGTGCAGCAAGGTTTCCAAGACATCTCCCTTGATAGCACTACCTACTTCTATATTCCCCGTATCAAGCCGACAAGACCCTCCCTCTGCTTTGGGGTCATACTTAACGTTCCGCTTCTTGCCGCATATGATTAGAGTCTTTGGATATTTCATAGTAAGTGCTTTCAGGTGTTAGCACAAGGGGTAGAATTGCCACTAGTAGTATCTACTCCCGATAGTCTGCTGAAGGAGAGGACAACAGTCTATCCAAATTTAGGGCCGTTTACCGAGTTGCCCTAGCTCGTTTGCGGTTTCTTAACATAGACCGCTAATTATTTACGCCATAATACGCCGCAGTAGTTTCCCAAGTTCTGGGTTTGTCCACTTCGGGCGAGCTTGCGCAGAGATATCTAACGCAATCCGCAAAGTCTTTATACTCTTCTTTCGGCTTACCCGTTTTTTCATCTCTCCTCCACCTTTCAAAAGAGTGTAGCACATTTATGCAATTCTCTGCAACATATAATTTAGGCCTGTTGATGCCATCTACCGGCTTGTCCTTATTATAACGCAGGTAGTCCTTGACCCGAAGGATACCAGTTTCTACTTCCGTACCTACATCGGCTATGGAGTAACTATCCATAAAGTCTATGCCGCGTTCACCGAACTCTTGCTTGAGGGTCAACCCGCCCAAAGTCCTGCGTACATTTCCGAAGTGCCTATCTAGTATCCGTATGTCTATCTTCCTACCTTCTTCCTTGCTACGGAATAGGTCTACATAGTCAGGGACTGTCATATTGCTATCCTTGGCCCCCTGGAACTCAAAGGATGGATACTCGTCATAGATGGTCAAAGCCCCGTCAGGGCCAATAGCGGCCCAAATACAGGCCAATGGCTTGCCTATAGCAGGGTCTACTACCTGATAGATAGTCTTGCCTTCCAGGAATGAATGGATATCGGGGATTTTGACTATGTGGACATCACGGGAGAAGGTCTTGTATATTTGACCCGCAAGATGACTGAACTTGCCGTGTAGTCTAGCCTCTCGGTCATCGGGATCGCAACTATCAGATAGGGCTTGTATGGCAGCGTGGGGGATTACTCCATTCTTTCCGTGTTCCTTGCAGTTGTCTTCCGTATCTCCATATATGACTTTAATGCCATTCCTGCCCTCATTGGCTACCAACCTATCATATATCCAAGCGGAGTTATTGAGTGGAGTTAGTGGCAATAGTATCTTGCCGCCGAACTTCATACGGGATAGACAAGCATCAAATATTTCTTCGCTGGGCGGTTCATTCAAAATAAATAGAGATATAGTCGCGCCTTCAAACTCATCCAAGCTCTGCTCATAACTCATCAAGTCCGTAACCCAGCCAGTATCAGACCTGAACTCGCAGAAGAACTGCTTGCCCTTCTTGTCTGCCTTATACTTCCCTTTAGGCCACCAAGTGGCTATTTCCTTCTGTATGCTGCCTATGTTCTCCAACTCTTTGGGGGTAGATATGATACGAGCGTTCTTCTTGTATCCAAAGCTTGTCCAATCCTTGAATAGTGGCTTATTGAATATAGGGTCTTCGGCTAGGTCGGGCCAGGAGCAAGCACCTAACAATGCAATAGCCCCCGCTGTCTTGCCAATCCAATTCCCGGCGGGGAATAGTATTATCTTGCTATCAGGTTCTGCTACGGCATTGATGAACTTCTCTTGTGCGCCATTAGGACGAAAGAAACGGAGTGGCTCCATGGCCCTTCTCCGTTCCAGTTCGTATTGGATTATGTCTAGTTCTTCTGACATTTAAATGGCGGGGCCGGTTTGCTTATTAGCCTACAACGCGCCGTACTGCTTTACCGGCGTTTCGCATTTACGCGAGGTTGCTAGGATTTGCACCTAGAATTTCCCCTTAATCTATTTAGCGTTCTTCAACGCCTCCGCTTTGGCCTTCAGACTCTCCAATATCTCGGTAGGTATGCTCTCAAACGGATTAGGGCCTATCTCTGCATTGAGATTAGTCTGGACTGCCTTGCCCTCGCATCTATCGGCAATCATATTGATAGCCTCTAGCCGTAACTTGTCGGGAGTATTCGGGTCTAATGCTAGGCGGATCAGTTCAAGTGCTATCAGTTTGTTACGGGGCTGGCCTGTATCCTTATGTTGCTCCTGTAGCATCTCTCTTAAATACGCAGTTATCTGTTTCTTTCTGTCTACAATCATAGAATTATATTACTTGTCCTTTTAAATATTATACAATGCCTGTCAAGTGTCCAGCTTCTTCCACTTGGAGAATGTAAGAGTAGCGGATGCCTTTGGGTTCTTAAGATTCAGACTCTGGCAGAACTCTGAAGCCGCCTTCATCCTTTTAAGCAGTCTTCTATCCCAATATAGACATATCTTATCTTCCATCTCGTGCGCCCACTTATGCCCACATCTCGCACAATGGTTAGCATCCTCTCTGATTACCTTCTTATGCCCATACCTACGGCAAAGATATGTTATCTGATTCTTGGTAAGTTTGGCGTAGTCCATATTACCTCCACATCCTCTCTTTAAGCATCTCCCATATCCATTTGAGGACAAGGACTGCTAGTAGTGCTATGATTAGTTTGAGTGTCATTTGTTGAACTCTTTGAGCAGTTTGGCTATAGGGCCGAGTTCAGACTCTGGTATGGTCGTAGAGGCGTACACCACACAATGCCCACCTATCTGCTTATCGGCAGGATAGAGTATAGGGCTAACGCGGCTAGGGTAGCCCGCTTTGATGAAGCCATTGTTGTTGCTTTCCCGATACTTTAAGAACTCCATATAGTCTACTGCGAAATACCTACAATACCTCGCTGCCTCGGTTGCCATCATCACATTGGCCCCATACCAAATATTGTTGAGGATATGGAACAGTTCAGTAGCCCTAGAGGTTTCGTGGGTTATACATTCCCATCCGCAAGCCTCGTAGAACTCTTTGAGCGTATCGGCCCCCGGCCCGCCTATATGCTTGGGGATGCACTTGAATTTGTTTAGATTCGGGTGGGTTCCGCGCACGGTACTCTTGGCTACCTTCACCCTATCCCCCACTATCTCCTGTATCCTCTCCGCAGTTCCTGGGGGCGTAGTAGTCAGTATGTCTATAATCTTGGGGCAGAACTTGGTATCGTATTCGGCTACCATCAGTTCAAACTTGCCCATATTCTTGGGGTCGCATTGGGTGGCTATCATCATTATGTCCACAGGCTCAACAAGATCACCTACCGATTCCCCCCTAGTGTTGTATATCTCGGGGCCTATATCTTTATAATATAGATTATTGGGATAGGTTCCCTTGAGGTTCTCCCAATGTGCCTTGCCTACTTCGCCGAATCCTATTATTAAAGCGTTCATTTGCTATCCCCGTGATGCCGTTCTATTCTTACTATCCGCTTATTGGGATTCTGTTCTTTCATCTCTCTTATAGCTTCGGTCAGTTTATCTTTAAAGATTAGGATTGTAATAGTCTTGCTTGCCTCTTTGACGCTGATATACCAACCAGGGCGGCTCCAATAGCCATTACCCGTGGCCTGTATCCGTGCTTTAGGGGTCTTCTTGTTGCTCCAAGGATGGTTAGTGGCTACAGGACTTTTCTTGCGGGACTTCTTCGTTTCTTCCGTGTTTCGCTTGGTCGCGTTCTTTGGCAGTATCTCTGAACTGGTCAGTCCTACTTCTTTATAAACCGATTTTGTGTTCACTATTCCTCCTGTCTCCTTAATTTAATTTATATTAGCATATTACTTCTTTCGTTTCAACCTATGCCGTATTCTATCGTAATGCCTACAGGTAGTTGTGCAGACTAGCCCTAGTAGGCATCGGGGGGGACAGGACTTCCATATGCGGCAGGATCTACGCTTCACTTGGTATCCTTGGCGGCGTATAACTTTACTGGCAATCCATCCTTATCGTGATAGAATTGGTCGTGTGTGTTTGCCCTGCCGTACTGCTCTATATCCCATACTTCTGCCACCTCTTGTGCTGAATTAAATATATCGTCTATAACCCTCATAGGTTCGTGCGACCACATCCCCATTACGAAACCCTCTGGCATATCCACAATATACTTGCTCATTTGGCCTCCTTGGAAATTGTGGGCTCTTTTTTTTCAACACGGATAGATATGGTTGTGCCCATATCCTGAATCGTATACCATGCGGCGAACTCCAACGAGAGAGCAGGGATTGCCTCTGCCATTCTTTTCCCTGCCCTAATTTTAGCGGCCTCTATTTCTTCTGTGATTATTTCATCCATGCGGAGTTTTATCGCTCTATTCAGTTCTGCCAACACATCGGTCATTCTATTCATATTGCTCATTTCTTTTCCTCCTTCCGGTCAGATAGCGACTCCAAAAACTGCCTCGCCTTGGCTTCGGCGGCGGCGTAGGTCTTGGCCTCAAACCATGGCTCCTCTTTTTTTCCCATACCGCCTTTGGCCCCAAGATATATGTGCCAGATGTATCCGTTAGAATTGGCGTTAACCCAATATCCTTCATTATCAGCCAACACCGGCAGCGGCTCCTCCGCTATGCTCTCCGTGGGGGTGTGGTAGTTGGGGGAAATGCGATAGGCCGCCCCTATAACCTCGTCCAACATATCCTTTTTGATTTTAAGCGAGGGGTCATTGTCGGAAACTACTTTTTCCTGTAGGTCTATTCTCCGTATCTTAAGCCAGCCATAAAACTCTCTTACGCTATTTGCCAGCGAGGCGGGGGCCGTGGGCTTCGGCTTATAATGTGGGAGCGTGTTTTCGCCCCATATACCGATAGCGGATAGGCATTGGAATTTGTCCATTAGAGAATCATCTAACTTGTTCAACAATTCTCTTAAAGACGATATTAACCCTGTATTCTCCGTGGGCTTCTGTGCCGCTTCTTCGGCCATCCTCTCTTTTATGGCGGCGGTCATGCTTTCTTCCAACTCTTTAGCGTGTGCCTCATCTGCTTTTTTCTCTGCCGCTTCTTCGGCAAGGAGGGAACGGGCTTTGGTCAAGATTGAAATAACTACAATAGCACGGATTGTGTCACCAGCCAAAACATATTCATGGCGTTCCCGACACAGCCACTCCACCAGTTCGTTAAGTTTGCTCATATTACTTTGCCTCCCTCGGATATGGGCCAATCCAAGTTGACCCATCCATAGCGCCAAACATTCCTACGCCCCAAGTAATGCCAAGCGCAGGGGCCAGCCATTTCTGCGCATCACCTTTTCCGAACACATGGCCCGCCACAAAGGGAAGTAGGATTACGGCCCCAACTCCCGCAATAGCAAACATCCCTACATCCCTGTTTTGTCTACGCTCCCACTTGCATTGTTTCTGCTCCAGAACAGTTACTTTCTTCATACAGGGAGATGCACACCCGCTAAGAATGACTGCTGATAACGCCACCACAATATACTTTTTCATATTACTTTTCCTCCATTAGTGCAATCAGGGCCTTTTCCACGGCGTGCAGACCGCCAAAATGAAAGGCGTGGGTGAAATGTATAGACAAGAGATAGGAACTGCCCATCCATACCCCATCTATTTTAAATGGCCCATGTTTCCCGATAAACGCCTCGCAGAACGGCTCGGAGAGGAGGTCGTGGAGTTGGTAGGCGGGGATAAGAAACTGTCCGCACGTGTTTATTCTCGCTCTTTGGTGTTCTCTTGACAGAAATATCACCTCTTGCCTCGCCGTGCCTTGCCATTCAACAACATAAAACTCTGGTTTCATCGGCTCCGGCGCACTATCCTTTAAGAACTCTTTTAACTTCTTGGCGCACTCATAAGATATATGTGTCATGCTACCTCCGGGTTATTTTGATAGGCAAACTTGCCGTGATACTTCCTCGCCGCCTTGTCCCACGCTATAGCGGCCTCGTATTGAGTGGCGAAACTGCCCAAAGAAACACGGATTCTGTTATGGGTTATTACTGCTCTCCATGTTCCGTCGGAAACACGGAGATACACACCCTTATACCTTGAAGTGCCATCCCTGTGCTTACCCCGATTCCACATATTCTGAAACCTTTTGCAAATGCGGATATTGCCCCTAGTGTTATTTAGGCCATCTCCGTTTCTGTGGTCAACTTGGTCTAGTGGCTCCGCATCAGATATGACTCTGTGCATTTGGAAGTATCTCTGCTTCTTCCCTTCCCACTTTACTGCAACTGCATACCACTTGCCACGAGAATAGTGGGCTATCCATCTGTAACCCAGAACTTTGCCGTAGTCGGACTTATTTATCATGGCAGACTTGCCCTTGGTTAAAACTATTCCCATTACCACTCCCCCAAGGTCAAATATCCTGTTGGGGCCTAATTTGGGTCTAGCCATTGAACCCTCCCAAGAACTCCTTGAGCCGCTTGCTGACCTCGTAGCAGGTGTGGATTTGTGTCATTGTTTTTTCTCCTTGTCCTCGCTTGTGGTGGGGTGGGGCTTATCTATATTTGGGAATATACCCATCATTATTTCAATGCGACAAGACATATTCTGTTGCCATGCAATAGGGTCTATTTTGTTTAGGTCTAATTTGTATATGTCGTCATAACAAACGTCCCCCTTCTTCTGCTTGTCAAAGTTATCTCCGGTAGGGTCTTGGTCGTAGGCCGCATCAAACGCCGCCATAACAAATGCGTCTTTTATGTCCCGAAAGGTTACCCCTTTAACCTCGGTCTTCCCACGTTTACCGTTATCTGTATGCGGCTGACCTATATATGGCCTATTTCTAAATAAGCGGCATTTATCACCGTTGCTCTTGCTGAAATCATCCATTATCTCTTTTAAGTTCATATTACTTTTTCTCCTTGTCCATTTCCTTCTTGGCGAGGGGCCTGGGATTAGAAAGTCTTTCCATCCCATCCTCGTGCTGCTCTTTTGATACTTCTTGGAAAGTCAACACGTTAGCGGATGTTATAACCATAGGGTTTTCTTCTTTCACCCATTTCTGGACTTCGTCTATGCGGATTAAGTTATCCCCAGACACCCAACAATTGCCAAACCCAAACCCCGTAATCGTAGTAAAACTATAAGACACAAACCAATATTTCATAATCTCTCCCTTTGCCTACTTGGACGGCTTGCCGTTAGGACTTTTTGAATACACCTTGTGGATCCGCATATGACAGGAAGAACAAATTGGGGCCAGGTTGTCTATCCTATTGTTTTTAACCGCAGAATTTCTCCCGTTATTGTCTTTGTGGTGTATGCTTAAATATCTATTATGTTTGTTTAGGTGTTCATCATTGCTTATCCCACACACGAAACAATTATTGCCTATTATGTCTAATATCTCCGCTGTGGTTTTATATAGCCCAAACCTGTCCAGATTATTCTGCTTGTTTCTTATATCCCTTATCTTGGCCCTGTTATTTTTACTGTACTCTTGATACGTTTTTTTATACCTTAAATATCTACTTGTTTCCATACTACCTCCATAAAAGACTCCCCAAATGCGCGGCCTCGGATGGAGCGCAAAAGGGGAATCATATTTGTTATGGTTTCCGAGGCCATAGATGTATTATAGCACACTCTGATAGAATATTCAATCTTTATCTGGCACGAAGATTAGACGGCCTGCGCCTGGGACTGCATACTCAAAAGCGCAACTATCCGTTCCCTCTAAACTTATAATCTCTGGTTCTGTAAAATGTGCGACTACCACCTCCCCCTTCCTCTCCTCGTCTACGATGGCGCAGATTTTGGCTAGGGCTTCTGAAATGGGGGAGTCGTCCCATAAACGCTCTAGCAACACTTCCATTATCTCATTTTTGGTCTTGTCTTCCATAGTTACTTGTCCTCCTTTAGGTATTTGCGATTTATGAGGATGGTGCATGGGATGTCGTCTAAACAATGTGACTTATTATGCCAGTTACTAAACATTATCCCCATTCTATCATCAGTCATAAAGTCTTTTAATGACCTCGGCCCAACCCACGCCTTTATCTTCACCCTCTTGGGTTTGGGGGGGATTATCTCGCACTTGGAGTTGGTGTTCTTGGGGCATTTCTTGGGTTCTATTGCTCTGTTTACGCATATCCCCGCCAAGTTCATATCTCCTAGCATATAGGGCTTGATATATTTCGGGCACATCTTCTTCATACAATATCCTCCGGCATACATTCCCTGCCCATAGCGTCGCTATATCCCCTCATATATGCCACGGAGGATTTCTCTATCCACATATCTACCACCTTGGACAAGCGGACGATCTCCGCTTCTAGCTCTGCCCTTGTAGGCCGTTTAGGTTTGGGGATGAGCATAGGTTGGTTGTTGGTGGCGGCGTAGACTGATACTATTTTATTGGTTATGTTGTCTTTGGTCGTGCCTACTACGCAGACTAGACCTTTGTCTTGGAGGGCCGCCATACGCTTCCAGGCCCCAGTTACATAGAACCCTATCTCCCTAGCTGTTGCGGTTCCAAGATGGTTCTTAAGCACATTAAGCACCTCCCCCTCTCTCTTGGTTATAGTGCCGTCTGCGGTTATCTCGGCATATGCTTTACGGCTTGTATTCCTCATTTGGCCCCCATTTTAGAAACCTTAAGCATGGTATTTAAAATATCGTTAGGGGATTGCCAACCAATAGCCTTGTCATTCTCTCCCAACTCCATCCACTCTCCGCCAGGCCCCCATGCCGCAACCTCTGCGGTGTTCGCTCCATCTGGTATTTCACCATATGCGATGCTTTTATTGTCGCAGTAGTTACCAGACCCGAACTGAATAGATATGGTATACCCGTTATCAAAAGTTAAGTGAATCCCTTTGCCCTGCGTTATTGTTATTCTCTTTTTCATATTTTCTCCTTGCTAAAAAACTAGACCCTTTGCTTTCGTCACTCTGGTCAAGGGGTGGCGGCGTAGCAAAGGGCCTTTAAATTAAAATAACCGACACCGCCTTGACCTAGGTATATTATGGCAGATAGGTTTCTACTTGTCAAGGATTATTTTATTTGTTCTTCGCATATCTTAACTATCTCTCGGCATAACTCTACGGGGATAATACCACGCTCCTTTGCCCCCTTCAATCCTTGTGTCCCGGTCTTTGACCCACGGGGTGCAGCTTCGTGGCAAGGGGATCCGTTCTTGCACATCGGCCTAGGTGTCCAGTTTGCGTTGCTCCAAAGATCGGTTGGCTTCATTCTTTTATCACCATATTGGCAGTAGGTCACAGTCTTCATATACTCATCAAGCCCTATCATCTTACGCATCATGCCTCTAGGGTTTTCTATAAACCATAGTTTAGGTTTTAGTTTAAGTATTATACCCTTGGTCTTTGCCATTAGTCGCATACCGATTATGGCCTCTTTGGTTTTAGGGATATACGCCCCTTTACCGCCGCCCCAATGATGGCCCATAGAGGCAACGCTGAAAGTGGTGCAGGGGGGCGAGGCCCATATTACATCCGGTATCCACGGGAGATCATTTACATTGAGTGCCAGGACATCACAACACAAATCGGGGTTATGTTGCGGGTCATTATCTATAGAGAAGACTTCGTGGCCTTTCTCTTTAAATGCCTTGCTTATTGATTTGGTTCCGCAGAATAATTCCAATACTTTCATTCTATCCCCTTGAAGTTGTTATCTACTTGGTAATATACGCTCCAACGGCAAGTATGACAAGGAACAGGATAGATAGAGTTTACATTGTTTTGTCCTTCTTTTGCGTTTTCACACAAAGCACAATTAGCCCTGCGCTTTATTATTTCTTCAATCAGTTTCTTGGTGCTTATTCGTCCTATTTGTGCCATATTATAGTCCCTCCAACTTCCCCTTATACTCCGCTATCATCCCCTCTAAATCTGCCGTAGAATACTTGGCTATAGACTTGGATAGTTCTTCGCCTTTAGCATATAGTTCCTCGCCCATTATGCCTATGTATATTACCCGCCATCTTGCCTTGTTCTTCTCGGTTCGGTCTATGAACTCGTTATAGTTGCAACCCCTATCCGCGCCATAGCAGAAACGCTCATCCCACCTAGTAGGCATATTCTTGCGGGGGAATACATGGAAGTTTATTTCTATCGGCCTAGTCTTGCATAGGGGGCATATTCCGTTATACTGCTTGTTATCTCTGGCCCTTATGTAAAGGCTGAAAACCCTATCCAGTTCTGATACGAGTTTACGCCTTGGACTTTTCTTGCCTCGTTTCATTTTATTCCTTTAAAATAGTTTAAGTTGGTTTCTCTCGGCCTCTATGCGCTTATTGGCTATATCACAATATTTAGAATCTATTTCCGATGTTAGCCATTTGCGTCCCTCGCTTTCTGCCGCAGTTGCCGTAGTCCCACATCCACAAAAAGGGTCAAACCATATACCGCCATTACTAAACTGTCTTATAATGTGTTTCGCTAGTGCTATAGGCATTAACGCGCTATGCCCATCTATGTTTTCCTTATTCTTGGGGATGCGGATTATGTTTTTCTGTGTTCCTTTTGGAAAAGAATAATCTGAAAACCGCCGCAGTATAGCATCATCACTAAACACTACTATAAATTCAAACTCGCTATTTAATATCCCATCTTGTATAGAAGGCTCGGAGTTTAGTTTATCCCATATTAGCACTTCTTTTATTTTATCGTGGAAGTGGCCCATTATCTGCATTAGTGCCAACTTGTTTCCGGTTAGCATTTGTATGTTATAAAATACTTCTTTCTTTGTAATCCTTAAACACTCGGTTATCACATTCTTCTGCCAATCAAAATACTCGGGTGGATACAAATCGTCATTGTATGTTTGATATTTATTACCTCGGATATGCCCCCCCATTTTAGCCCACCCCGCATCAATAGAATAGCGCATATTTGTGTTATATGGCGGCGATGTTAACGTAAAATCCACGCACTTGTCCGGCAACTGCTTCATAAACTCTAGGCAGTCGCAGTTGTGGACTTTGCACAGCAAATGTTCAATGTTTTCCATATTAGAATAGTTTCTCCTCTTTAACCGATTCTTGCCCAACCAGATATTTATTCGGGTCGTAGTTTATCTCCGGCTCACTCGCCCCCTTAACCCTACCCGCCTTCAACTCCGCTAAAGTATAGCAGTCCATTGGCATCTTTTTATAGCAGTCTTTGATCGTGGATAGTTCTATGCCTAGTTTAGCAGCGGGAGATACTTCCCTTTTGCCATCTATCTCAACTCCTGGGATTAGCCACATATCTTGCATATAGTTACAATGGCTATTACCGCATTTTACATAGTTGGCTATAGGCACATTGGGTTTAGTCCTATGGTAGACAGAGATAGTCCCTTTGAACATTATGGGGCCGTGATACATTCCCTCTACTATGGGGCCGCATTTGGGGCATCTCATAAAGTCAAACTCTTTCACGCTATCCTCCTGTCCTCGCCGCCAAGTTCCACCACACGGCACATACCCGCCAACCTAGAGCATATCCTGTCATCCCCCAACTTCTCTGAAAGCATCCCAAGCGAAAGATTGCTGGTTATGATTAGGCCCTTAACATAGTTCATATCCCTTTGGTCTATTATCTCGTAGAGCATTGATATGTTGAACTCCGTGGACTTCTCGGCCCCAAGGTCGTCTATTACCAGTATCCCCATTTTAGCATACTTGTTTATTACTTCTTGCTCCTGATCCCCGTCTTTGCCCCTCAACTGCCGAAAGATATGCGAGGGCTTGACTATCGTATACCATTGGGAATCACGGACTAGGGCCGTGGCAAGGTGAGTCTTGCCTGTCCCAGACTTCCCCCATATGTAAAGGTTAACTTTAGGAAAACCCTCACACTTGGCTATAGCGGCCTTGTTGTCGTATCGGTCAAGGGTGAACTCGTTATATGCCTTCAAGCCCCCTAGACTGGCAATAGCGGCGGTTTTATGGGCCGTCTGCGTGGCTTCTACTGGGGGGGTCGCCACTACTGGCATCTTGTCTAGGTCTTTCTGCACCCGTAGCCCTATTTCCTCTATTTTGGTAAGGGTCATACTTTTTCTCCTATATTGTCATACTTGCCGGGAACTGGGGCACACCCAACTTTCTTATCCCAAGGGGCCTTTTCTTTTAACGGGAAGATGCCTTGCCAAGAGTTCATAATGGACTGCTCAAGAACCGCTTTAGGGCTTTGGCCCAATCCTTTCAACTTCTCCAATTCTTTTATGGCTAAAGCTTTGGCGGCATCACCCATCGGCTTCTTGATAGACTTCCTCATATTAACAAAGGCATCCCAAGTAGGGGCATCTACCCAGTCAGGAATAACAAAAAGATTCTTCTCTTTAACCTTATCCTTGTCCTTATCCATATCCTTATCCATATCCTTACACCCTAGGTAGGGTCTTGTAAGGGTCTTATATACTCCTTCTTTCTCAAGTATGCGTATTACGGAGAGGTGCGCCCTGTTGTTGGGGTCAAGCACCCCATACTGGAACTCTATGAAGGGTTTTATGAACCAACGGGAACCGCCATTCAACACTTGTATGCGCTCCTCGCCAGTATTAAAATATCCCACCGCCAACTCCTTGGTAATGGTCATATCGTTGCCAAGATATATCCTCGCTACCTCAAAGTCTACTTGCCATATCCCTGCGTGATCGCAGTCAAGGCATATATAATCCCATAGGAGTTTATAAGCCCCTGGCAAGGCCCTCATAAAGGGCTTCTTATATTTGTTTGTGTCTACGAATCTCTTTGCCATCGTTTTATCCTTTGCCGCCCCGTAAAAAGCTTCGGCCCGCCTCATTGCTTCCACACAATGATTTGGGCCAAATCTGTTTTGCCGGTGGAAGTCGGCTACTGCTAGTTACCTAATTATTGCATATTACAATCTGAAATGCAAGCATTATTTTCTCCTATTCCAAACCCTAATGGCCTTTGCTATGGCTTTGACTATGCTCTCCTTGCTCATATACCAAGTAGTTCTAGCACCACAACGGCAACGGACTCTTGCTAGGGTGGAGCCTGCCATTATGTGCGCTTTCTTGCCGCAGAACGGACAGGGCTTTAACTCTTTGCTAAAGTAGGACTCCATTTGTTTGTGGTTCATTGTGCCTTCCAGTACGCCTCGCACTTCTTCTTCCCCTTGCCCGGCTTAAAGTCTGAATACGCTTGCCAATACTTGCTAGGTTCACAGGTATAGCGGTAGCACTTGTTACGGGAGGGGCATTTGTTGTTAGAGCATTTTGAGATGTCGGACATATTACCTACCTTCCATCATATACCTAGCAGTTCTGCCGTATGCATCATCAGCGGGGATCGGGGGGGTATAGGGCAGCGGTTCGTCGGCGAAGTTGGCCCGCCACCAGGCCCCGGCGAGAAACATTATACCGCCATATACAAGACAGATTAATATCCAATGCCAAGTAGCCATTATTTAGCCCTCCATAATATGTGTTCAATACATTTAAATCTTCCGGAAGGAACGCTATCTAATGCCATATAGAAGGTTATTACTCCTCCTATCACACAAATAGGCACCATAAACAAAGCATACAAGTCTATCTCTTTGTTAATACTGGCTATTTTATACCACCCCCACAATCCCATTGCACACCATCCTGCTGTTGCTATTAAAATCAATATGGTTTCCATTATTTGCCCCCCAGTATTATCTCGTGGTTCATCCTCGCCCGCTGATACTCTATATTCGCCCGCGCCGTGGAAAACAGGAACCCCATAGTGAATAGCCAAGCGGTTAGGGCTAGAAAGAATAACGCCTTGTAGCGAAGATACAGGTGCTTGTAGGCTATGCGGTTAGGTTTCTCGGTTGTGATATCCATTATTTATTCCCCTTGTT